GAATTGACAAATGCACTTGTTAACACATGGTGGATCCCAAATTTGATGATTGCTGGATTAGTTGCAAGACAGACTGTGGCATATTTGGCTGGTGGCAATTACAGATCAGAATTGGGTGACCGTGTCAATATTCAACAAGTAGCAATAGGATTTACAGGGGCAGGAAAAGAACCACTTGTTTCACACACAGCAAAAATACTGCAATATGCATTTATTGGTGAAGACAAAGTGCTTGCACCATTGCTTGCTGGTATAATTGATGAAGCTGGATCAGCAGAAGGTCTTGATGACAGGTTGCGTGGTCTTGGTGATAAGCATGATTTGATTTTTGTTCGTGATGAAATTGGTGGTATGATGCAAGCTGCAACAAATGGCAATGCAACAAAACAGGGGATATTTGAATATGCACTTAAAATGTATACAAAATCAGATTCTGTTAGTAATGAACGAGTTAAGGCAAAAAAGAAAGGGGATGATGAAGCTCAAATATTATATGCACCTCATTTTATTATCAGTGGTGCCACAACTCCTGATCTCATTGTTAGTGGCCTCAATAATAATTTTGTCGGCACAGGTATTATGGCACGTCTTATGTTTTTTAATGTTGACCCTTACAAACGCAAGCGTTTGAGAACATGTGAAGATATGGTGTTATCAGCAGACATAAAAAGGAATCTGCGAAAGATAATTGACACAGGACCAATGGCAAATGGAATGTACAGCATGCCAAGTGCTCGTGTATATAATCCAAAGAAAGTCAAATTTGAAGATGATGTTGTTGATTTTTGTTTTAATGAAGCAGTCAAAGATGATGGTAGATTACCAGACCAACGTGCAATTTGGAATCGTAGGGTGCCAAATGCAAAGAAATATGCAGTAATAGAAGCAATATTTGAAAACCCTGACAAACCTGTTGTCACCATGGCAATGATGAAGCGATCATTGTTATTTGTTGCAAATAGCTGCCAATACACATTTGACCTATTTCGTGACAATGTAGGTGAGCATGAAGAAGATATTGCAACAAAAGTGATATTGAAGCGCATGAAACAACTTGGTGGCAAAAAGTGGGTCAAACGCTCAGATATGATAAATATTGCAGTTGTGAAGAAATTAAAACCACAACAAATAAACAATGTCATAAACGCATTACTAGATGCAGGAGAATTAGAATTTCACACAGAACCATCACAAAGAGGCAAAAGTAAGGCATTGTACAGGTATTCAGGCGGCGATAATTAATAAGTATATAATAGGTATAAATAAATATCGCAAAAATACCGAGTATGAGCGAGCTGCCATACGGGTTTGAGGATAATAAGTATAAAAGTATAGGTTTCCCGCGCATATACGCGTATATATAGAAACGCTAATATAGAAGTATGTAATTATATATATTTATATACTTATTATTATAAAAGACTTATGGCAGCTTGCTTATATTAGGTATTTAGCGCAATACTTATTAATACTTATTATACTTATTTTAATTTGTTTGTTTTTGCTAATTTTCAGTTATGATCAATAAACAATGAGGACAAAAAGTGGCAGCTGACATATTTCCAACAGAATTTGCAAAACGTGCATTAGTTGAAGTTGGAATGCTATTAAGCACAAATCCATATTCTCTCACAGATGAGGATGAGGTTGCAGTTTGTGCAGCACAGATAACATTATTGCGTGAATATCAACAAATGTCAGTAATGTCTGATTTTGACAAATCTTTGAATGTTTATCGTGGAATTGAAATAAGTGATGAACAAAAGAATGCTTTAAAGTTTATTCATGATATTACAGCAGATTGGGTTATTGGACAAACTGTTGAGAAACTTGTCAGCATATCTCTGAGTGCAAAGGATTATTACAAAGTTGCTGAGGTAATCATTAATGCAGTAAAGGGTGATGCTCTTGGTGATGATGCTGGTAAAAAGAATCTTGCACAATTAATTGTTAACTGTACGGTGAAAAAATAATGCCAATAAAAAGCCCAAAAGCAAAAGGTGCAACTGGTGAGCGTGAATTAGCAAGATGGTTGCAAACTAATCTTAGACTAGACTTCTTGCCAGAGCGTAATCTTGAACAAGTAAGATCAGGTGGTGCTGACATTCTTGGTGTTGGTAAATTTGTGTTTGAATGTAAAAGATGTGAAGTTGTTAACATTGACACATGGTGGATGCAGGTATTGGCAGCATCACAGAATTATGATGCCCATCCTGTATTAGCATTTAGGCAGAACAGAAAGTCATGGAACTTTGTTATTAGTGCAAAAGTGATTGGTTTGCCACGTGGTAAGATTTTCTTGGATGAACCAACATTTGCGCTATATGCAAACAAAAGAATGGAAGAATGGAAATCAATTTAACAGACCCACAGTCTGAAGCATTTATGTCAGAAGCAACTTATGTTGGTGTTGTTGCTGGTTTTGGTTCTGGTAAAACACATGTTGCTTCAACAAGATTGATGGCAACAAAATTGAAGTATCCATCTATTGACTTGGCATATCTTGCTCCGACATATGCATTGATACGTGATATATTTTACCCTAACATGCACAACATGTTGCAAGAAATGGGGATGGTGCCAAATAAAGATTACAGTATAAATAAAAGTGAACATAACATTTATATTGGTGGATATGGTCAAATATATTGCCGCACAATGGACAATCCTGATTTGATTGTTGGTTGGCAAGTTGGTGATGCATTCATGGATGAATTCGATTTGCTGCCAGATGATAAGGCAACAAAGGTGATGCAGAAAGTTTCTGCACGTTGCCGTCAAAAGTTTCCTGATGGCAAAAAGAATCAGAAATATGTAACAACAACACCAGAAGGATTCAAAGCAACATATAAGTTTTTTAAAAAAGAGCCATTGGCTGATTCTCATTTGATACAGATGTCAACATATTCAAATGAAAAGAATTTGCCTGCTGGTTATATTGAGATGCTACGCGATCAATATCCATCACAACTTATTGAGGCATATCTAAATGGAGTGTTCACAAATCTTACAAGTGGATCTGTCTATCCAACTTTTGATCGCAGTCGTAATAACACTCATTATGTTGCACATCCGAGAGAAGCTATCCATATTGGCATGGATTTTAATGTTTATAATATGGCTTCCATTGTTCACATTATTCGTCAGGGCATCCCATATGCTGTTGATGAGTTTATCGGGCTGCGTGATACTCCAGATATGATTGATGCAATAAAAATGTTTTATAAAGGGCATCATGTAACTGTGTATCCTGATGCAAGTGGCAAAGGAACATCATCAAAGTCAGCATCATTGTCTGATATTGTGTTGTTGAAGAAAGCTGGATTTCTTGTGAAAGCAAAGAGCAAGAATCCATTCATCAAGGATCGTGTCATATCAATGAATTCTGCTTTCGAGAAAAACAGGTATTATGTGAATGTTGCAAGATGCCCGCAATATACAGAATGTCTTGAACAACAAGTTTATGATGATTATGGAATGCCTGATAAGAAAGCAGGATATGATCATGCTCCTGATGGTGGTGGATATTTTATCAATTTTATGTGGCCAGTATTGAAATCAAACTTAACAAAACAAATTATCAGAGGTGTGACCAATGTTAAATAACACAGACAAACATGCAGATTATGAACTTTATGAAGATTATTGGAAGCGTGCGCGTGACACGTATGGTGGACAAAAGAAAGTGCAAGCTGCTGGTGAAACATATTTGCCAAAGTTGGATAATCAATCAGCAACGCAATATGAATCATATAAAATGCGTGCAAGATTCTTGAATGCAGTTCGCCGCACTGTTGATGGCCTTACTGGTATGGTGTTCAGGAAAGAACCAATTGTTGAATCAAATGGAATTGATGGATTCCTTGCAGATGTTGCTTTGCAAAATCAAAGTTTTGTTGATTATGCTCAACAAGTTATTAATGAAGTTCTGCTTGTTGCTGGTGGTGGAACTCTTGTTGAACATCCAATTCAAGCAGAAGTGATAACAGTTGCGCAAGCAGAACAGATGAACATGCGACCATTGTTTAAATTCTATGCTGTTGAAAATGTTATTAACTGGCGCTACAAAACAATTAATAACATTCCAACACTTGTTGAAGTTGTGTTGAAGGAAAAATATCAAAATGATTCTGGTGAGCAGAAAGAACTCACTCGCAATCTGTTAATTGATATTGATGGTGTATATAAACAAATTGTAACAAAACCTGATGATGCTGTTAAGCCTATTGAAGAAATAATACCATTGATGAATGGCAAGACAATGGAATTTATTCCATTTGTGTTCCATAACACAAGAACTGGCATCAAATATGAAATGCCACCATTGACTGATTTGGTTGACACAAATATTCACCACTATCAAATTGAAGCTGACCATATGCATGGTCTGCGTTATGTTGCATTGCCAACGCCATATGTTACTGGTTGCTCTGGCCCTGAAGAAAATGCAAATAATGAAGATGGCACCCCAGTAAAACAAATGTCTCTTGGGCCATCTGAAATTTGGTTTATTGCAAATGAATTAGCAAAAGTTGGTATGCTTGAATTCACAGGGACAGGGCTTGCTGCTATTCGTGAGCAATTATCAAGAGTGGAATCACACATGGCACAATTAGGTGCTCGTGTTTTAATGCCAGAAGAATTAATTGGCAAAGAAACAGCAACAAAATCTATTATCAGTGCAAAGAGTGAAACATCTTTGTTGTCACGCATTGTTAATGTTACTTCATCACAACTGACAACAGCATTGCGTTATGCATCAATGTGGATGGACAAAACTGATTTGGAAAAATACAAAGTAACACTGAATACAGATTTCTTGCCTGTGTCAATGACATCAGCAGATTTAACTGCTCTTGTTGGTTCATGGGTGTCTGGTGCAATCAGCCATGAGACTCTATTTGATAATCTGAAGAAAGGGGATATCATAGCTGGTGATGCTGACTTCAATTCTGAACGTAAAAAGATTGAAGATCAAATGCCTCCATCATCTGATTTGAGTTTTGATGATAAAACTGAGGAATCTGATAACAAAGACAAGAAAGACAATAAAGGCAGTAAATAATGTCATACTTTGATGAGACACTGAAAGACTGGGTGCGAACACAGCAGGCAGGATTAGGCGCCTCATCACAGATGAATGCTGCATTTAATGCACGAAACAGAAAAATTATTGAAATGCTTGGTGGTGGAATAAGTCCACGCAATGTTAATGCAATAATTCGCAGAGTTCACGCACTTGACAGAAAAGTTCAGCGTGAGATTATGAAAACAATATCAACACAGATGGCTGATGTTGCAAACATAACAATTCGCAATGAGGCTGGAAATCTTGAATATCTCGATTTGTCAGCAACAACTGTTAGGTCAATGAGCACTGTTTCAATAACAAATAAAGTTATGTCATCACAACTTCGTGGGAATAAAACTGTTGGTGATATGATGAATGATGTTTTTGGAAGTTCTTCAAAAACAGCATCAAATATTATTCGCAGATCTGTTACAGAAGGCATAACAGGGAGAGAAGTCAACAGAATGTTGCGTGAACAATTTGATGTTACTAGCAGACATTTGGAAACAGTAACTGCTACTGCAATGAATGCAACTGCAAATGAAGCACGTAATCAATTTTACATTAATAATAGTGATGTTGTGTCAATGGTTATGTGGCGCTCAACTCTTGATGGAAAAACATCTGATGTTTGTCAATCTCTTGATGGACAAGTTTGGAATGTTGATGAGCCGCACCCAGTTCCACCTGCACATCCAAACTGTAGATCATTTCTTGTTCCTGTTATTGATGGAATGACAGCAGATGAAGCAAGAAACATGATGCGACCGGGTGTTTCAGATGGTGTTGCAAAAAGAACAACTGCTCCAACATATGGAGATTGGCTACAAAGACAATCAGCAGGATTTCAAAAACAAGTGTTGGGGCAAGATCGTTATGAAATGTTAAGGGATGGGAAGGTCAAGTATGATCAATTTTTTGCAAAGGATGGCAGGCGTTTGACTATTGATGAACTAAATAACAAATATTGAGGAAAATATTTTATGACATTTGATTTAGCGAAATATGAAAAAGATGCTGACTTCCAAGCATATATCACAGAAATTGTCAATAAGGCTGTTGCACCATTGACAACAAAACGTGATGAATTACTTAATGAAGTCACAGGGTACAAAACAAAACTGAAAGACATTCCAACAAAAGAGGAGTTGGATGCTTTGCGTGCAGCTGCAACAGAACTTGGTGAAGTCAAAAAGAAAAGTGACTCTGGAAAAACTGAGTATGAAAAGATGCTTGAAAAAATGCGCAAGGACACAGACACATACAAGGGTGAGTCTGAAAAAACAATCAATGCATTGAAAGGCAACCTAAAGAAAACTCTTGTTGAAGGCGGTCTTGCAAAAGCACTTGTTTCTGTAAACATTAACCCTGCTCTTGCATCTGCTGCAATTAAGTTGCTTGCAACTGATGTTGCATTTATTGAAGAAAATGGTGAGTTTGTTGCAAAAGTTGGGGATAAGGATATTGATACATTTGTCAAAGAATGGGCAAACACAGCAGTTGGCAAAAACTTTGTTCTTGCTAAACCAAATAGTGGTGGTGGTTCTGAAGGTGATGGTGGAAATGGTGAAACTTTTGAATCACATTCAAAATTCTTTGACAAAAAGTCATCAGAGTACAGCATGACAAAACAAGCAGCATTATATAAGGTGAACCCAGCCTTATATAATAAGTTGATAGAAAAATTTTCTTAAAAGGCTTTACTTCTGGGGAGTTATAGCCTATAAGGATAATCTAAGGCTTAAATCTTTTTCCCATTTGCAAATTTTGAGACTGAGTTGATGAATTTGCAGTAATGGTGCTTAACCCCAGAGGGGAGTCATCTTGTGATGACTGGAATGCTTAATAATTTTTATTAATCATATCCAGTCACCTTTTGTGCTGGATAACAAGAGGAAAACAAAATGGCTACTGTCCAACTTGCTGATATTTATGTACCTGTCCCCTTTAACAATGCTGTTGATCGTGCTGCGATTGAAATGAATCGTTTTGCTGCTTCTGGTATTCTTGGAAGCAATGATGCTCTTAATGCTGCTGCTGCTGTTGGTGGTGTTCTTGGTGAACTGCCTTTCTACAACCCGCTGGATGTTTCTGCTGAACCAAACTATACTACTGATAACCCTGCAACTCTGGCAGTTCCTGACAAAATAACTTCTGCAAAGCAGGTTTATCGCCGCGCTATGATGCACAAGTCATGGTCTGTAATGGATTTGTCAATCGAACTGTCAATGAAAGATCCTTTCAAAGCAATCACTGACAAAATTGGCCAGTACTGGGCAACAATTATCCAGAAACGTGTAATCAGTTCTGCACTTGGTGTCCTTGCTGACAATGTTGCTGGTGATGCTGCTGATATGCGCTTTTCAATTGCAACTGATGCTGTTGCTGCAATAACTGATGCTGAGCGTATTTCTGCTGATGCTGTTATTTCTGCCAAGCAAACTTTGGGTGACCATGCTGGTATGTTGTCTGCCATTGCTATGCATTCAGTTATTTACTCTCGGTTACAACGCCAGAACTTGATCACATTCATTCCAAATGCTCGTGGTGAAGTTAATATCCCTACATACCTGGGATATGAAGTGATTGTTGATGACAGTATGCCTGCTGTTGCTGGTGTTAACCGCATCACATACACAAGCATTCTGTTTGCAAAAGGCGCAATTGCAAATGGCAAGGGTGCTCCTGATGTTCCTTCTGAAATGGAACGCCTTGCATCAACTGGCAATGGTGGTGGTCAGACCATCATTCACACACGTAAGTCTGAAATCATTCATCCTTATGGTTTCTCAACTGTTACTGCACCTGCTGGTCAGTCTCAGACTCTTGCTGAATTGGCAAATGCCAATGCATGGAATCGTGTTGTTGTTCGTAAAAATGTCGGTATGGCATTCCTGCAAACAAACGGTTAATCAATTAGGGTCAACGCCTGCCATGGATGGCTCTTTTAACATAACTTTGGGTGACATATCATGCCAACAGCAAAAGAAATGAAAGAAGCACGTGATAAGGCAGCAAAAGAAGCTGCAGATCAAGCATTACTTGAAGCAGGAAATAAACCACCTGTTGAACTACCTGTTGCACCAACTGATGAAGTTGATGACACAATCACAGATGTTATGCTTGAAGAACAAGAAGTTTTGGCATCAGAAACTCCTGCTGAAATTACTTCAATGCCTGGCAATGCAACACTTCAGCAATGTCTGGAAATGGAATACAAACAGGAAAAACTTGCAAAAGAAGATGCTGACAAAAAAGCTGCTGCTCGCAAAGTAATTGAAGATCGCATAACTGCTGAGATTGAAAAAGCCAAGTGAGGTTGCTATGAGTAATATATTTGGTTATGACCCTGTTACAGATACGTGGCCCCCAATAAAGATTGGCGCCAACGGCGTGCTTGTTTCTGATTCAGCCAACCCAACAGACGGTGAATTTAAAACCGCACGCTGCATGGCAGGCAACACGGCGCTGGTACCCGGTGCTGCCGTGACGGTTGCTGCTGTAGACATCCCTTTCTGGACATTCCCCAGTGGTAAAAAACGCATAGGGGTGGTGGCTACTGCTGATCGCGTTGCTGGCAATACACATCTCGGTTGGTGGTTAACTTGGAACGCAGGAAATCCAGTTACTGCAAAAAACCGGTTGGTCGTTGCTATGGCAACTGCATTGTATGCTGCGGGTGCAACAGTTGACGGCGACACTAATTCTGCATCGCTAGTTATTCCACCAGGAGCAGGGTTAATTTACATTCCAGCTGAAGACGACATCACCGACATTTACTTGATGCCACTGTCGTCAGCGGGCACTGTTGTCGGCTCATCCATTTTGACAGGAGTCGTATCATGAGAAATCAGATTCCGTACACACACGGTCACGGTGCGAATTGGGCAGCAGAAGGCATTGAAGCACCGTTTTTCTTCTTGCCAAACGCAATTGCTACAGGAACAGTATTGGCAACAACAGGTCTTCCGGTGATCAGTAATATTGCCACCTGCCCAGCAACATTTACAGTTTTTGATGTCGATTCATCCGCTGACAATAATGAGGGTTTCTGGACAAGCGACGGCGTGACGGATGCGGATTACGCATGGAACGGAGCGGGTGCAGAAGCTGCGTTTATTGCTTTTGGTAAATCGTTGCTACCAGCTGGAACTGTTAATGGCATAGGCGGTGGCGTGATGCTGATTTCGCTGACGTATCAGATTCAAACTGCCGAACCAGATTCAGGGTCCATTTTTTCTTTTGGCAATCGCGTCTTAACTGCGGGACATGACGGTCTGAGCTTGGGTGTAGCAATCGGCAGCAACGCAATGAATTTCGCCATACAAAAGAATGGAGTATCAACATCGGCTGATGTCACAGCTGCCAGTGTGCTGTCTAATTCTACTCCGCATAAAGTGGCCATCTTGATTGATGCGCGCAATGGTGAAATTCTCACCGTGCACGACGGCGTGGCAGTTACTCCAGCTGGCAAGGCAACGCTGCTCGCTGGAATGGATGAGCTTGTGAATACGTTCGCGTGTGGTTTCACATTCAGTGGGCTTAACAACAGCACGACAGTCGGTACTCGATCAATCACATCGAGTCTAGGTGGTAGAACTAGAGATGTATTATTAATGAATCTTTCTGCACACGCAGATCCACAGGCACTGTTTTATGAGTTGGCTAATCGTATTTATCGAGCGCCTGCATATTCATTGCCGCGCTGGATGGAAGGCCGTTTCTAATGCTAACTACACAAAGACATATAGGTTACATTGCAGGATGTCCAAATGGCACAAATGTTCCGTTTTTGGTTGCCAGTTTTGACCCTAGTCCGGTACTTGTTACATGTGGTGGTATTACTGAGACTGTGCAGTTAACGTCAATCGGAAGTGACGTTGGCGGTGGAAATGTAGCAGGTTACTATGGACACGGTATTTTGAGATGTTCTACACTCGGCAAACGAGAATCTGTTTCTCTAACGCAAGACGCAGTGACAGAATCGGATTGCAGTGTGTGGCCAAACTCCTCTGCAACAACACGTATAAAAATTCACCAAGGTTCATGTGACAATCCACCCAATGTATTTGGTGGTAATATCAGCGGAGGATATAGACATGTTACTGCTACTGTACGTGAGGCATTGTGCCCGCAATATATGGTTTTCGCTGATGACTTCGGTTACCCGTCGAGAATGGTTGTTAATGACCTGCTACTTAATAAGGCACACACAGGCATCCCATCAGATACAGTGCTCGAACATGATTACGCTCTGTCGTATTTTAATTGTTTAGGTATGTTCTCTGATGTGCGTGATGAGAATATTAAATGGGGATTGGATGCCGACCGTGTTTATTCAATTCGCAATATGGCGTGGCTGTTGCAAGTTGGGGACTGGGAGTTTTTTAACGATGCTGGGTTTGATGCTGTTGCATTGGGTGATCCACGTTATACTGTAGCACGCGCAGTGTGGGATAAATTGTTTGGCCCATTGCGCCCTGCTGTTGACATACGCAGCCGTGATACAACTGCGCTGCACTGGGGTGTCACCATTGGCTGCGTGCGCATTGTCGCAATGGATAATGTCACACGTGGTTCTGGCGGTTACATCAATGGTACAACTGCAATCGCCACTCAATTCGGAAACAATCAAATTGATGATTGTCTTGATGCGCTCAACACAAATGACCCGTTCAAACTGTTGGTTATAAATGTTGGCGATAAATACATGGGTGCGCCTGCAACTGCAACAGAATTTCAATCCGGGCAACAGCACCCTTTATTCGATCATTGTCTGGCCGAATTTCAACGTCTGTACACTGCGACGGGCAACACGCCAAAAAGCATTATGGACAACCCATATACGAATGGCACGTTAGCTGTGCTAAATGGATGGCACGGAGATACGCATCGTGGTCAAATATTTAATAATCAGGCTATAGCCTACGCAGGAAATGCCGCTGAAAATTGGTGGAGTTGGTTTCAAGGGACAATCAATGGTTGCGTCAATTTCGGATTGCAATTTGACGCTGTTACAAATTGTGTTGACGGAGGATTGTATCGAGGCACGTCTGTTGTTTATACGCAGATGAGCGGCGATGCAACACATGCTCTGCATCGGTATCACACGCTCGATGCAGATGTGCGCGGTGATCTTGCAGTGCCAGTTATCACATGTACGATGCGCGACGAATCACGAATTGTTTGCCGTGCTGATTTTCGTATTGGGAGCAATCAGCCACAATCACGATTAGCGATGTTTTGAGCATGAAATACATACTCCTTTCACTGAGGCATTGAAATGAAAAGATACGCGCTTTTATTATTGTTATTTTTAACCAGCTGCATGTCCGTACAGCATTATTTTTCAAGCGTAATACCAGAAGGCCGGGTTGCATTTGAGCAACACCTGGGCTGCGCTCATATTGATGCAGCGTGTGGCAGAGTTGATGTTGTACTGAGCAATAATCCGCTGGCTGTAGTAGTTATCCCGGAACGCTACCCGGCTGTTAATCCGCAATGGTTAATTATACGAGACGGCAACGGACTAACCGTTTCATGGAGAATATCTGAACTGGTTGCAGACCCCGCCGACACTGCTTTCTGGTTAGCGCAAGACCT